CCCCAAGTGCCACTCACATCACCAACAGGATCAACTACGCCCGCCCCTGTTCCTGGGCCGTTTTGTATTAGAACCTTGTAAACAACACTATCGGAGCCAATGGCATAACCCCCAGCAGGATAAACAAACTTATCGCTGTAATTAAAAATACCAATGCGGCCAAGAGATTCAGCCATATCTGAATTAACTATGTTCTCCGGGGTTCCGCTTGCCGTTACTGAAGCGGCATTTAGAAGCCACTGCTTGAATCCTTCAAGATCATTACCCCAAAGCTCATCAAGCGGCGTGCCGTCATCTGTAGTTCCTGGCGTGGTTTCATTTTTTATTGAACCATCAGGATAGTTTGAATCCGGCGCATTTATTCGATCAGCCGGGTATATTGCACTCAAGCTAATAGCCACAAAATATTCCTCTGTTAAATATTAAAAGCAAACTGAGAACTGCCAAACTGAGACCGGCCAAACTGAGAAACCGCAGACAGGTCTATAATCTGGTTAATTCTTACGCCTTGCGGCTTCGGGATAATGTCAAAGCTTAAGATAACAAGCTTTTCGATGTCGGTTAAGCTATCGAATATAATATCAAAGCTCATATCTTCATTATCAACGATGGAGATACCGTCAGTTTCAACAATGAAAGAAAGCGCATTTATAATGCCGTCTATTGTCGCATCATTGTTGTTTTTGGCTATTTTGCCCTTGATTAATAAACGATATATTTCGTTAGAAACCTGCTGGTTTTGAGATAGAGACTTGGGCGTACATTCAACATCAGGCTCGCCGCATTCAACATCTGTATCGTTACACTCGAACTGATCAACCGACAATAAGGCCTCGTAAGACCGATTGATAACAACTATACGACCAAGAACATCTAGCTCATCAGTCCCCGCTTCATCAATGTTATAACTATTGGCGATATCACAAAAAGCAGACTCAATTTCATTGGCAAGATCCCCAACGATACCAAACCATTCAAAGGCCTTTGGTTTATCCCTGTACTCAGCATATACACGGCTTAATGCTTTTTGCTTATGATCTAGGCAAATCATGTAACGTTAACCGTAATATTGACATCGGTGAACCTTGACAACTCCTCAAACCCAATAGCAACATCAGCACCACCATCAACAGTTATTGAGGTCGCATAGCTATCGCCATATTGCCCCATAACCTGATTTGCCGGCGTGTAAAATCTTCCCGCATGGACATCTTCCTCAATACCAAAGCCGGTTTGGTTAAACCCGCACCCCGCATCTATTAACGTGCCATCTGTATATTCAAGGGTTGCGGCCTTTATAAGATCCTCAATATCGGGCGGGAGCGTACCGTCATTAACAATATTATAGACAACAACAACATCAATATAACTGGGTCGATTAAAAACAATATCCTTTTCATTTCCAGTCACTGGTGAAGTAACTGGAACAACAACAGGATTTGTTAACTGGTGCTGTATAGGGCCAGGGTTTCGCTTAAAATAAATAGCCTCTGCTATTTCCTCGTTATCACCACCATCAACAACTATTGCAGTGCTGTGTATTGGCAGCCCATTAGGATCAGCGGGGGAAATAGAGTCATTTTCATAAATTTTTACGCGACGAACGCCAGGAGTATTTGCAATCGCTGCAAAAGTGCTATCAACCTGGTTTTGCCCAGGAAGTGAAACGCTATTACGGCGCTTTATTCTAAATTCAGAGTCAGTCTCGGGCGCAGTACCAGGCGTAGCAACACTAGGATTTGTTACTGTTGACCACCCAGCCTTTGGGTTTACAATCTTTGTAATGTCGCCAATTGATGCCTGTGTAAGCCCATTGACCGTGCAGGTTGCCGTGGCAGCAGTTGCCCCGACTATTTCAACCGGCCCGTTTATGGTCCACTGACTACCGTTTGCAGTAGACTCTATGATCTCGCCATCACCTATGATAGCTCCATCAGTCCCAGTTAGCGTAATAGCTACGTCAGACGGGGTACCATCATCTCTTACTGACCCAGTAATTGAAGCAACTATATCAAGATCATTTCCGGTTGCCTTGCTCGGGTCTTTTGAATTGTATGCCCTTTGGCCAATCTCATCTAAGTTAGAGAATGTCTCAGAATCACTAGCGATTTTAAGGCCGTCTGGCGTAGAGGGGTCAAGATTCCAATTCGCGTCAATAACCTGGTATAAGGCCTTTTCTTCCTCGAACCACTCGTTTTGGGTTTTAAGCTCGTAGCCTTGATCTGTGACTTCTGCCATTACAATACGTCCGCTAATCTGATAGTGGTTTGACCAAATGAAGTTAGAACGCCGGCTTTCACAGAATATTGTCGAGCCTGCAAATCAAAATCAGTCTCAAATTCAAAAATTGAAATAACCCCGTCTGTTTGCAAAATACGCCTTTTTATTAGCGACTCCTTGACACCAAGAGACGACCCCTTGCCAAGTATTTGCTGAAACCAAGGAGTGCCGTCGTTTATATCCCTAAAATACTCGCCAAGGAAAAGCTTTAGGCGCGTGCTAATCGTCTGCGCAATTTCTTCTTGATCCGTCAAAAACTGAACGCCGCTTGTGGCTATGTCGCCATCTGAATCTAATCTGCGAACCGTCATGATAAATTGCCCGAATTACCCGTAACATTATTGCTGCCGCCATCCAAATAAGTACCGGGACCATGGTTGTGATCCTTAACCTCTACGCCGTTAATGGTCATGCTGGTTGTGGCGTAAACATTAGTGGCCTGCAATGTACCTATTATGGTGTTGTTGCCAGTTTGGTCTATGTCACCGGTTAAGGTGATATCACCAGTTTGGTTTGTATTACCCTGATGCACAATGTTTGCATTTACATAAAGAGTATCAACCGTTATCTCAGCTGTCCCGTCATTTTTTAACCAAATGAACTTGTCTGCGTCTTTGTTTCTTAGCCTAATTCCGTTGTTCTGAAAGTTAGTAAGCTTATTTGGCTTACTCCTAAAACCCGGAATAAATAGAGCGTCTTGCATGTCCAGCTTTCGCAGTATCGGCTGAGTAGCCACACCACCCTGCTCTTTCCACGCATCGATACAACGCTGTGATATAACAATTAAACCTTCGTTGCCCGGATCAATTTGATGCTCAAGAGCATAGTCGCCACCTGAAAAGTGAACATATACGTTAACTATTGGCGCTATCGAAAAGCTTTCACCGCTAACATCAACAAATTCAACCCCCACCTGCAGCTTGGCTATTTGGCTCCCTGGGTCAAACTCTAAAACATGACCAGGAATAGACGTGCCAACACCCTTCAAAATCTCTGAAACGGTGCGCTCGACCATCTCTGTTAGCGTGGCTTTTCTTGTCATAGAATCCCCGTCACCCTCGAAGTCCACTTATCACCATAAGAATCACCTTCAAACTCTAGCTTTTGGATTCTATACACGCCCTCACCAACCGTCTCGGGAACATCCTGGAAAAAAACATTTGAAAAGTTAACCTGAGCAAACTCAGACTCGATTTTTATTCGTCCGCCTATCTTTAGCTGTGGTGATAATCTTACATTTACGGTGGCACCAACCTCAGTTATTTCCGGCACACCTTCCATACCAGTAGATGCTGAAATTATGGTTTCTGATCCAGAACGAAAAGACTGATTGCCAACAACAATAAGGCGCTCATTTTCAATAAGCCAACTAAACTGATGCGCGCGTGACAGCTCATTTAGCTTTTTCTTTGGGTCTCCAGATAGCAAATACCCGGTTATATACGGATCAATAGAACTAAAATCTTCCTCGTTTATAACAACTGGAAGCCCCAGAGCCCCCGCACACTCACGGATAAGCGTTGGAACCTGTACCCCAGATTCAAATGATTTATTGACTGTTGATGTATCTTGAGTAAGTGCGCCGCCTTTGCATATAAGCCGTGTGATGTGTTTTTCGCGAATGATGTTTACAATCTCACCCTTAAAGATGTAATCGATATTGTCTTCATATCCAGCACGAAGGGCGGCATATTCGTATTTTTTAAACACTTGAGCGGCGGTGCTTTTAGATAAGCCATGTATTGCTATATCTGCATATGAGTTATAACCACCAAAATCCAAAAGCACGTTAAAAACGACCTTGAACTGACGGCCATTAGTGGCCTCAATAAACGGATTATCCCGATCAGAAACGTACAGCTCCCATTGTCGGCGGAAGAAGCTACTCACTGGAAGGCCGCCAAACCAAGGTGTTGCTCTTTCCAAGGTTATCTAATGTGGGCTGATCACCAACTAAATACAGCTCTCCTATATCAATATCATAGTGCTCAATGATATTCGACCCAGGAACAACAGCAGCACCCGCAGCCAAAAGCACTCCCTCCTGGTAAATGTCCAAAACCCACGGTGCAAACTCTGGCTCAGTCAGCGATCGGGTGACAAAGTTAAGCACAAACTGTAAAAAGTTTTCGCCCAACAACACATTAAAATTCTGATGAGAGTTTACGGCACCACCAACTAAAGGAACTTCAAGCATCAAAAATACCCTCCACGAAATCAATAGCTGATTGAGCCACTTCTTTTGCCGTCACCTCTCCACGCCTAATTAAACCCGTGGCCTGTGTTTGCGCCGTATCACCCTCTCGCAAGGAAGACTGGCCAGGCTCATTTTTAGTTATAACGGTTGATATGAGCGGCAACTCCATAAGCTCAGCAACAAACTCAAGACCGCCTTCATTTTCTGGCGTCTTGGTTCGGCGAATATTAGTAATAACCATGTTGGTCAACTGAATATCACCCGCATCAATATCAAAAGGCTGACGCTGGAACATAAGCCCCAGAAGCGACCCAAGAGTACTTCCGGCTCGCGTCTCATTAGAGCCCGCCAAAAAGCCAGCAGAAAGCCCTGCAATTGCCGTTATGGTAGCGGAATCGAAAAAGTTTGTAAGAAATCCCGTCGCCTCAGTTATCCCAATATCAAGAGGGTTATTAGAAACAAGGCCGGTTATTGTCCATTCAATAGGATTTATAATGCCATGGTCAGCAGCATTGGCACCTATCTCAAGCGGAAACTCTGGATAGGTTACAGACGCCTCAAGCGTATCTTCAAGAACAGCATCGAAAGACAAAACCCCAGAGCCAACATTAAATGTTGGCGACTTTGGAACAAATAAGTTTAAAAGCGCCACTATCCACCCTCCGAGCTCTGCAGGTCTTGTATTGCCTGCTCTGACATTTCACCAACGGCATTTACAACCCTTTCGTCAATGATTCTACCATCAAGCACAAGCTGGGTTTTCACTTGAACAGGCGGCATTGCCCTAGCGCTAAACGTCGCATCAAGTGCTCGCTGAGCCTCCTGAGAACCAAGATTAGCAAGAGCCTGTGTTATTACGCCACCAATCAACTCCTGGGTATCAATGCCTAAATTTTCATACAATGCGCTACCCGCAACATAACCACCAGCACCCGCAGCACCAACAAGGCCAAGGCGAGCCAAAATACCACCAGCCCCACTTACCTTGCCAGCTAGAGCAGCCGTACCAGTAAGGCCTACAGCACCAGCAGCAGCCGATGCAGTCGCCCCACCAGCAGTAAGAGCTGCACCGGTAGTAATAAGGCCTAGCGATGCAGCTATAACAGCAAGGTTTTCGTCAACTGCGCTAAAAAACCCATCGATACCGCTATCAATGAGCTCATCATTTAACATCAGCCATTCATTCATCCCGGCCAATACGTTATTTATTTGCGGTAGCAATCTCACGCTAATTTGGTCAGCGACCCCGCCGATATTAGTACCCAGATTCTGAAGCTGATCATTAAAATCGGCAGATACCTCAGTCATCTCCTCCGTTACCGG